AAATTGTGTAAGAGGATCTTTATTATCCCCTCGTACTGTTCTTATATAGTAAGGATTGTGTCTGGCATGTATACCACTAGCACTGTCTACCAATTGACTAACAGTACCAGATGGCTTAACACAAGTGATTGCTGTAGACTGGGGGATACCTAGCTTATCAGCCCATTTCTTATTAGTTTGAATAGCTACCTTTCTTAAAGATCGTAGAGTATTTTTAAGTTCCGTATCAGTTCCATTTAATAAAGGACTATCCATGATTCCTGTAAGAGATACACCAAGTAATCTTTCTTCTTCAGTATTATTCTGCCACCGTTTCCTTAGATACCCAAAGTTAGTAAACGTAGCTTGTACAGTACCAAGAATAGTAGCTACCCTTATCTTATTTTTTAAGCTGTCAATTGTATCTACTGATCTGGCTACTACCTCTGTAAGATTACAGAATTGATTAGGTCGTAGTATAATTTCTGAACAAGGATTAGTACCAAATTCCATATCAGCATTTCTTCTACCATTCTGTTTAGCTTTCTCTTGTGCTGATGCTCTGTTAAATATACCACGTTCACCGGACTTACTCTCATATAAAGACAACCACTCTTTCATAAACGTTCCTGTATCTGGTCTTCCTGTATACACAGCAGAATTATTAGCTAAGGATCGTTCAGGATTTAACTTGTACCACTCTCCTGTTTTAGCAGATCTCATTCTATCATCAGATAAATTTGATAAAGAAATAAGAGCTGACCTACGAACACCACCAACTACAACTACATCTCCAATTTTACAAACTATATCATGGCACTCAATGGAAGTAAGCTTTCTACCTCTAGCACCTTTAAATTTATTAATAGTAAAATCAAATAAGTCTACAAGGGGTTGTGGCCCACTAGCTCTACCACCAAATGTTTTAAGTCTGGAACCTGCAAGTCTAACCTTATTTACGTTTATTTTAGGTACACGACAGGTGTACAGATAAGAAACTAAATCTCTAAATGCCCTAGCCCATCCTTCTTTTGAATCAGCTACAGAAACGACATCATCTGTATGTTCAAACTCCCTATCAGGTACTGTAGGTAAACCACTTACATACTGTCTCTCTACAGAAAAGCCTACTCCTGTACCGTTCATCAGTATGTACAGCACTTCATCAAATGCCTTAGGATTATCTATAGGTATGTAAGAACAATTATACCCTGCTATATTCTCTCTTTCCAATGCCTTTCCGGAAGTCATTAAAGCTCTCATACTTGGCATAACCTGTAGAGATAAAATATGCTCTTCTAATTCTTTCCACAATTCTTTTTCTAATCTAACATTTAAATTCTTATCTACATGAATAGTAAAGAAATCAATAAGTCTTCCTACAGTTTCAGGCCAAGTTTCCCTTCGTTTATCCTCCTCTAACCACCTTGAATATCTTGATAGATGTATAAATGCTTGATATTCTGTTGGTAAGTAATTATTACCTGCCATTCCTTTCTCCATATCTCATCTCTAGCAACAACTCTGCATAGTGTATAACCTTTCGTATATCTTCTGCTCCATTTTTAAACTTATGTCTACAAATATACTTTATAATATTTCCCTCACAGAAATCAAGTTCATTCTCTTGAATAAAAACTACAGGCTGTATAAGAAAATCTTTATAATGATCTCCTCCTACTTGTTTTTCTGTAGCTAACTTATCTTTTAATTCCTTTAGATTATTAGATACCTTTTCCTCATTATCTAATCTTGCCATATACTCATCATGTCTTTCATGTACACTCATTTTTTAAAATCCACTATTGTTACGTTGCCTTTTTGTTTAGGTTTACCCTCTATTTCTGGTTTGGTAACTTCTAACTCTCTGAAAATTGCAGCTTGACCATGTACTATTACACTGTCTAATTGTGTTTCCATTAGTTCAATAAAACCTCTCAGTATTACATACCCATTAGTAACTTTGTTTTCAGTTGTAGTATCATAGGCCATAAATTCAGACATACCATTTTCATTATCTTTTATTATAATGGCATAAGAGTTTTTTGGCAAGCTACTTTTAAACTTTTCAAAATTTTCTTTACTGTTCATTCTATCCACTCCTTTGGTACAAAGCTTTCACACCATTGATATTTGTGTCTATCACACCAACCACTATAGGTTGTTTTAGACCCTTTATATAGTTTATTATTAGCATTCATAAACAAAAATCGTATATCTAAATCGGGATGCTGTTTACGAATTAACAAATGCTTACCTCTGTCGGAGGAATCAAACTTACCCTTTACTTCTATATAAAAATCTTTTTCTTTTATATAAAAGTCAGGAGTATATGTACATTCTCTTATGTAATCAACAATAGTTTTTTCATATTCAAAAGGCACATCATTTTTAGCCAATTGACTAGCTATGTCTAATTCAAAATTAGACCTATATCCATGTGCTCTTTTCAATTATCTTCTTCCTTATCTTTAGGTAGGTATACCATATAAAATGATCCACATTTAGGACAGGATAAATTTGTAGACATACAATAATCCTCTTCCTCTTCTTCTAAATCATGATCTCCACCCCATATTAATTCTGTACTACAATGCCAACAGTTCATGGCTTGTATCTTTTTATATCCTTAGGAGGATAGGTATCAAACAAAGCTCCGGATTCTTCCAAAGCAAAATTAAATATCTTACGAGAATTTTTTTTTAACTTCTCTAAATTCTCTGTCCATTCAGCCATGTAAAAACATACTAATGCTCCTTTATCAAGTACCTTCTTAACTTTATTTAAATCTTCTATAAGCAATAGTACTTTCTTATCATAATCATAATCATCCCATTCACCACCCTCAAAAAAACTTTTACAAACTCTTATAGGTATGCTTGTAGAGCTTGCTCTTAATTCTCTTATAACATCAGCTCCACCCTTCTGATCCTCTGAATCTGGAAAAGCATACCAAACATTATCATTCATATATATATCAGAAAAGCTGACATCCGTTTGAAAGTATATAGGCATTACATCTCCCTTTTTTTAAGCTTGCTGTACCACACAGATCTAGGAAAACGAGCATTGGAGGGTACCTTTTTATACATAATAGAATCAGGCCAACACGTTCTCTTAAAATCACAAAACCCACAGATACTAGGAAGTAATCTATTTCCAGTATCTTTTATAGTACCATCACTTGCCTTATATGTTTCTTTCGTATCTGTAAAACATCTTTTAAATTTTTCTCCATTTATTAAAGCCTTTAAATTTTTCTCGGCTAAAGCCAATGCTTCTTTCTTATCTTCTTCCTGTATAGCAGGAGCTTCACAAACTGTCCACTCCCCACTAGCTTTATTAACAACTATCCACCCACCAAAATCTTTATTCTTAGCTTGGCTGTACAAATATCCTTGTACAATATATCCAAACACATCATCTTCTTTTAATTTTTTATAACCACCCATATCTCCAAATTTATGCTCAAAAGCATAGGGACTTGCAGATTTAATATCCCACACCTTCCCATCAATTTCAACATCCAACGTACCAGAAATAGAATTTTTTCCTAATTGTAAATCTACCTTCTCCTGTTCCGATTCTATGTCTATTTTTGCCGATTTCATTACCAAAATGGTAAGAGCTTCTACCATATCTCCAAATATAAACCGTAAAATAGCATTGTACTCTAAGTTTTTTTCTACTCCATCTCTTTCCATTTTCTGTTGGCAAAGTGGCCTTCCTAAAGAAGACATACGAGGTCTCCACCCCTCCTGCTTGTTAGAAAACTGACGAACAATAGACTTTCCACAAGCCTCTTTAAATTCTTCTACAAGTTTGGGGTCTAGATCGGTACCCTCTCTGGATACACGATCTAGAAACCCTTGTACTTTATGGAGTATAAAGTTATTCATTAATTACAGAATCATATTCTATTTCATCTGAAGTAGCTGAATGATGTGCTCTCATTACACTATCATTATAAGATTTAACAGACTCCATAAATTGACGCATAAGAGCATCATCTTCCTCTGCCCATGCAACTGTCTTTTGAGGTGTTAGCTCTGCATGGAAGTAGATGTTACCACCTTTTTTCTTCCGTACTGAAGACAGCCCGATATTCGTCAGCCACATAGGTTGCTTCTGTTTTCTCAGGCTACTTATACAGTCTGAAACAGGGGAAAAATTAGCTCCCTTTGCATACCAAATACAGGGAGAGTTACTAAGGGAAACCTTTTTACCCTCTCTATTTTTAGCATTCTCTAATGTAACTAAACCATATAGATTTTGGCTACATTTTATACTCTTTTGTACAGCCCACTCTGGACTATCCTTTGGTAGTGCTTCTAAAGTAGTACGATCTAGTTTACCACACTTCAACCCACCTTCAGTGTCATAAAAATCACTTTTAAAAGATGGTGCTTGTACAGTCTGACAAGAAAATGCAGCCTGTTCATTATCCCAAACAAAATAGGAATAAGTACGCATGAAAACTCTCATGGTTGCTTTTTCTCCATACACTGTCTCATCAGGTGTATATACACTAAACCACCCTCTAGGTAAGCTATTACCCTCATTATCTTCAGCAGCATGGTTGATTGCCAGTCTACCTAATGAAGATTTAGTTATAGCAATATCTATCTGGCCTGTTAGTTTCATCATATCCTCTGTAGAGATCTTAGATAAGTTCTCTGGCAGAGAAGTGTTCATTGTGGTTAATTCAGTCATGATTTATAAACCTCCTTCATGTCTAACCAATTATTACCAATTTTAATCTCGATTCCTATCGGCATATCATAATCAATGTTGTATCTATATTTACATTCTTCAGGCAAAGACAGCATAGCTTCTTTCATTGTCTCTACAGCCAAATCCTGTTCTTCAGGATACACATCCATCACAATGGAATCGTGAACCGTATTACATATTATACTATGCATTTTACGATCTGTCAACAACTTTTTTAATTTTATTAATGCAATAGGTAAGAGATCGGCTGTAGCAAATCCTTGTACAGGATAATTTTTAATTGCTGTTGAGTTTGACACTCCACCATACCTCATTCTATATACATCTTTAAAACTATAGTATCGGCCAGAAGGTAGTACAACACGTTTATTCGTAATGGCATCATTTTGTAACTGTTCATGCCATTGAGTAATCTTGCTATACTTCTGTTTAAATGCACGATAATATTCCATCTGCTTTGGAGTACCGAGTAGACCACCATACAAAGGCTTAAACGTATCAGCTTTTGCATCCTGTCTAGATACACCAAGAACAGATGCTGTAAACGAATGTACGTCAACATTATTCTTAACATCTTCGTACACTCTGTTATCCTGAGCTAGAAATCCGGCAACCCGAAATTCTAACTGCGAATAATCTCCTTCTAGTATATGTCCATCTTCCCACCTGCTAACTACTACCTTACGTACAGGAAAGGTACCACCTCTTGGCATGTTTTGAAAATTCGGATTCCTTGAGGACAGCCTTCCTGTAGAAGTAACACATTGCATATAATGAGGATGGATTCTACGTTTCTTATCTAAACCTTTTTCTATTCCCTCAACAAAGGTTTTTAAATATGTCTTAATAGCATTGTACCTTACATAATTTTTCATAAAAATTTTCTGGTTTTCTTTTGCTGTTAGCACCAATCTCTCTAACGTTGATCTATCTGTTTTAAATCCATGAACAGTTAAGTCATTTGTATTTGTTGCATGCATACCTAATCCTGCATACTCTCTTGTGGATCTGTACACTACACCTTTTTTCTTGCAGGCTATACAAATACGTTTCTGTTTACCTACAGTTCCATCCCTTTTCAAAGCATACTTATAACCTATACCACCACAGGCTGTACACCTTTTCATAACAGTTTTAAACAGTGGTCTAGTAAGTCGTACCATACTTTGTTGGAAAGCTC